TGAGAAAGGGTAATCAACCTTTTCTCCTTTCAGCGATGAGAGAGCTAGCTTAAGTATAGATCTTAAGGGAAGGCTAAAACTAGCCTTGTCCCAATCGAAATCCTCTTTATATTGAGGATTGATAAGACTTTCTACCACTACTCTGTGCTCTATCACACCTTTCTGGTGTAATAGACCCAAGAGTGCTATGCTCTCCATCCCAACCGCTTTCAGTTTACTGAAAGCAGTAGAACCTCCGTTCTTACTAAGTATTATACCTAGTAATGGAATGTTATTTATCAAATTCGAACGAATGTAAGAGACTGCATCTGCAACTCTTGCTCCGATACTAGTTTGAGAAATAATCTGTTGAAAAGAGAGACTAGATACATTTATCCCGTCTACCAATGTTCGTTTCGCGAACTCAAATACCTGTCGTTTAGGAGAAACGATGGATTTTGATAAATTAATATCAACTCCAAGTTTTTCCATAACTTCCAAGTACTTTTGGGCGAGCGAATGATCAAAGATAACTATGTCATCACCTAGCACTTCATATCGGTCCTCTCACTCGGTAAAATTACCAAGAGATCAAGAACAATACTGAAGGATTCAGTGATGAGTAATAGCTAACCCTGCTCAGGAGGATAAACCCCCCATCGGTTGACCGACGCTATACCTGTAAATATTATTATGATCTACAAGTAGATGAGGATACTTCTTACCACTACTAAGTGGAAAGGAGAAATCCCTATCTACCATAACTGCTTCTCATATTGATGCAAAGCCTGGTAGAGATACCAGATTTTCCATAATATGAGATGTCAACTGACGGGGTAACCTGTCAGTCGCAGCAGAAAGATCAAATGAATATGCACAGTTATATTTCTTTCCTTTTTCAATTGACCGTAATACGCTCTCATCTTGATTAAATGTTCCATCATTAGGAATTATCCTTAAGATGTCAAACAAATAGTCGTGAAGAGGACGTAAGAAGGATTGGGTGATAGAGTCGATAAGTGCAAAAACACGAATCTTCCCTGCCGCCTCCTCCTTTATGGAAAATTGAGATAGTGAATTCCCAGGAAGAGCAGATTTCTTCAGTCTAAAGTTGTCCGGATATTTCATTTGTGAAATGATGGACTCTAAAGATCTTAAGAGACTCTGCATTCTTCGAATAGGATATTTGGTTCCAATCAATTCAAGATAATCCATTAAATTTTGGAAAATC